TTTTTTTAAATACCGGGATATTGGTGCCACAGTGACACATTTGACGATTAAGTTATATAATTCAATGGTTTATCTTGTGGCACCTATGTGTCACTACTCTAAACAACGCAAGGCACTTTTTTGTTTTTTAAGAACTAAAATGAGTAAAAACTCAACTATACAGCGGGTTACAGCATGGTAGATAAAAGATTAACTAGTGCCACAAGTGGTGCCACAAAAGGACATGGAAGACCAGGAGTGCCTGGAAGTGGTGGAGCTATTAAAAGCCCCATTAGAGAAAATGGATTGACAGATAAACAACGTATTTTTGTTAAGATATATACAGAGAACGAAGGACGAATGACTGCAACAGAATGTGCTAGACAAGCTGGCTATTCTGAAAACTCTGCTGATGTAACAGCGTCACAACTATTGAATGGTAAACGATACCCAAAGGTTGTAGAAGCTGTGTTGGCAAAGAGAGCTGAGTTAGAAAAAACGCATGAGGTTAAATTAAATAAGCATGTACAAGAGTTGGCTAGACTTCGTGAGAAAGCTCTTGGTGAGAAATCTTATAGTGCTGCTGTTAATGCTGAGCGGTTGCGTGGACAAGCCGCCGGATTGTACATTGACCGTAAAGAAATCAGGACAGGAAGCATTGATTCTATGTCGCGTGAAGAAGTTCTAAAGAAATTAAAGGAGATTGGATTGGATGGAAGATTTAAAAAAGAAGGTAATCAAACTGTCATTCAGGTCGAAGAAGAATCCAGTAGCAAAGAGCTTAAGGACATCACCCCAGTACAAACAAAAGATAGTAAAAAGCAAAAAAACTTATGACCGTAAAAGGAGAGACTCGCCTTTGGAAGAATTTAAAAAGGTTATTAGAGGGTGGTGAATATATTGTTTCACGCCTTGAAAGTTATGTTACACCTGGATTTCCAGATTGTTTAATATATCATAGAACAACAGGATTCTTCACAGTTGAATTGAAGCTAGTGCAGCCTAATAATAAACTGAGGGTTTCACCCTTTCAAATTGCATGGAATATGCGTCATGCTAAGGCAGGAGCACAGTCTTATATCCTAGTTGGGGGGCTCCCCAACGACAAGATCAAACTGTTTCACGGATGTAAAACCTTGGATCTTGGACAAAGCACCATGGATAAAGTGCCCGGGGTCTATGAAGGGAGGCTCGAGGACCTCGATCTCAGTTTAGTAGTTTCAAACTCCCCAAACTCCCAAACTCCCCATACATAAATTAAATCAAATGGTCCACGGACCATGATCCAGGAGCTGGCGCGCCCGGCGCGCAGCGTAAAAACTTCAGGTCAAACTCCCTATTTTTCCCAGTTTTCCGCCAATCTGTTCTACCTGCCCGGGCATCCAGGAGCTGGGGCTGCCAGGAAGTTCCACGCTTCAAACTCCGAAAACCTATATATTCCGCCATTATTTGTACCATCTCTATCACCTGCAGTTCCCGGGCGCCCGCTGCGTAAACCAGTCAGGTAGAAGTTCAAGAGCTGTGAAGATCGGAAAGTTATCCACAACTAATTTAGACGAGAGGTTGTATGTAATTGGATTAGGTGTTATATTATAGATAGAAATATAACAAAGGAGTAAATATGGTTTTACCTGAAGATAGCGACAACGCAATAGTTGACGCATTAAACAAGATACATGAGGCATTAGAAGATAATAATAATGTCTTAACTAGGATTGCGAATCATTATGATGGGGTTGTTCCTGTTATGACACGCAATGCGAAACGAGTAGAAGATATGCATAAAGAATCTGAACAAGGTAGTTCTTTATTAGACATCTTCAAACCTGTTAGAGAACAAGGCAATTAAACCATAGGTTTGGGGGATTCAAACTCCCCCAAACTCCCTTGTGTATAAACTGTGGATAACCTGTGGATAACTCGTGCCCGGGCGCCCGCTGGGCCCGCTGCTCAAACTCCAAACTCCCCTTACATATATTTCCCAGTTTTCTGGGCTTTTGTGTGAGCTGGTTTACGCACCGGGCGCGCGCCGGGAGTTCTGTGGAGATGGAAGATTTTTTTGGCAGATTTATTGGGATACCGGGTTGACAACTGGTGCAGCAGGATCTATAAACGCTGGTGCAGCCAGGAGCTGCAGGGAAGAAAGAGAGATAGAATTGGAATACCTTATGTTAATAATACCCCTGAAGATTGCGTTTGTCATCTTCCTGGTTTGGATGTTTATGCCTTAAACTCCTGAAACTCCCCATGTTACATTACTTCAAGTTGCATGGGTCGTGATCCTCTGCACTTACCGGGCGCGCCGGGAGTTCTGTGGGTTGAACTGGAATAGTTATTCACAAGAAATGTGAATGGAGGGTTGAGATGAATTACATTTGATGATATAATGATTACAGTTATTTAACAGAGTATGGTCAGCGACCTAGTTGCTAACAGTAGAAACAAGTACTCGACAAAGAATTACAGCCACACTGTAATATGAGGCAAGATAAACGGAGTTATTCGGCTCTTGCCTCAAGGAATCAAAGGCGCCTTTAAACGCATTGCTAGTAGCCGAGCTAGTTCCCTTCGGCAAAACTCCCAAACTCCCCTACACATTTATTAAACGACTAACTGCATTTGGTTATTGCCCGGGCGCGCCTGCTGGTCTTCAGGCTGAGATGCAGACATAAAAAAAGGGCATTCCGAAGAATGCCCTAGTTATAGGATTAACGAGTTATTGGGAATTAACTATTCAGTTAATCCTAATCTCTTCATAAGGTAGCCAATATCTGACTGTAAGTGATACAGTAAATCTTTCCCCCCATCATTAGCATTTTGACTAGCCCATTCAACCACTGAATTGCATAGTATTCCAGATATAAGTTTCCAATCTGGACTGTTAGTCTTTGGTAATTTGCTTAACACTTCTTCAAGTGATACATCACCAACTTGCTTTGTCTTAACATAAGCTGTTAGCTCTTCGACCATTGGTGCGATGTTTACATTGTTATTAGTTATTATTTCGTTCGGCATAGTTAATTCCCTTTCTATTTATTATTAATTAGTAGCATGATTTAATGACAGATTATATAACTACTTGCATTAAGTTGTGGATAAGTATGTCAATAGTTAAATGTAGTAAGTTGTGGATAACCTGTGGATAACTCGCGCCCGGGAACTAAACTCCTATTGCGGCTCACTCCGTTCGCCGCCTGCGCATTGACGAAGGGGGGAACCCCCCTATAGCTATTACCTCCCCTAGATAGATAGGTTGGTGTGTTTGAGAGTGACAATCACCCCAAAAAACGTTATGAAGGACTTTAAAAAATTTTTTAAAAAATGGAAACATCTTCTACTCTAGATAGCTTAGATACACAGACTTTAAAATATCTTCTAAAAAACGCAGTTGCAGAAAAGCAAGAAAACACTCAAGCAGATTTTTTAAAATTTGTGAAAACTGTTTGGCCAGAATTCGTTGAAGGTAAGCACCACAAAATTTATGCAGAAAAATTAAATCGCATTGCAAACGGTGAGCTTAAAAGACTCATTGTCAATATGCCACCTAGACACACAAAATCAGAATTTGCGTCGCATTTATTTCCGGCATTTTACATGGGTCGTCATCCTAAAGCCAAGCTTATACAAACTACGCACACAGGAGAACTTGCAATCAGGTTTGGACGTAAAGCAAAAAATTTGATAGAGTCAGATGAATATGCTTCAGTATTTCCAGAAGTTACTTTGGCCGCAGATTCGAAAGCTGCTGGTCGTTGGGAGTCAAACCATAAAGGTGAGTACTTTGCTGCTGGTGTAGGTGGTGCTATCACTGGTCGTGGTGCAGATTTATTAATTATTGATGATCCACATTCCGAGCAAGATGCTCTTTCTCCTCATGTTCTTGATGCTCATTATGAGTGGTACACTTCTGGGCCAAGACAACGTTTACAACCTGGTGGCTCGATTGTAGTAGTCATGACCCGTTGGTCCATTAAGGATCTAACAGGACGCTTGCTCCAAGCACAAGGTAAAGACAAAATGTCAGATAAGTGGGAAGTAGTCGAGTTCCCTGCAGTTATAAATGATAAACCTATGTGGGGTAATTTTTGGACCATGGATGGTCTTATGGGAGTTAAAGCCTCGATCCCTGTTTCAAAATGGAATGCACAATGGATGCAGAATCCCGTGGCCGAGGAGGGTGCACTTATAAAACGTGAGTGGTGGCAAATATGGGAAAAGGAAGAAACACCACAACTACAGTATATTATACAATCATACGATACAGCTTTCTCTAAAAAAGAAACAGCCGATTACTCAGCGATTACAACGTGGGGGATATTTTCTCCTGATGATGACGGAAAACCAGCTTTAATTTTATTAGACGCGAAACGAGGCCGATGGAACTTTCCAGAGCTTAAAAAAATTGCGATGGAGGAATATGAGTACTGGGAACCGGAACAAATTATTATTGAGGCGAAGGCCACAGGAACACCATTAACTCATGAGTTGCAAAAGATGGGAATACCTGTTATAAATTTTACTCCTTCGAAGGGTAATGACAAACATTCGAGGGTAAACAGTGTAGCTCCGCTTTTTGAGTCGGGGATGGTTTGGGCGCCGAAGAAACAATTTGCCGAAGAAGTCATTGAAGAATGCGCAGCATTCCCATTTGGTGATTATGATGACTTTGTTGATTCGACAACGCAAGCGCTCATGAAATACCGTCAAGGCTACTACGTAGAACTTAAAGATGACTTTCGTGATGAGGGCGAAGGTTATATAGGTAAGAGGGAATATTATTAATGGAATCACACGGAATTTTATCACGCTACATGCGACCGGGCTTTAAAGAAGGCGGCGATAGTTGGTGGGAAACAATAAAAAAGGAATTTCATGAAATAGGGCAACCAGGATACACCTATGATGAAAGAAAGAAAAAAGAAATAAATGAAAAATGGAAAACTAAAAAAGATGACGTTGATGGAGCACTTAAATATGGTATCAATGAATGGAATAATCTTACAAAAAAATATAGTAAAATTTTAGGTGAAACAGATGCTTTAACAGGAGACATTGATAATGATTTAGAGCAATATTATCATTTAGCTAACACTGGAAGAGTTATGTTAGCAGACGGAACACATTCTAGAGAATTGTTGTCTCCTGATCAAATGAAAACATTAAGAGAGGATATATCATATCTTGGTGCATTACCTATTGGAACAAGAGAAGTAAGACCTGGTGAGTATGATCAACGTGTTCTTTCTTTTGAAGAAATGGATACTGCTAGAAATAATAAAAATTTTCGTGATGATACAACAAGAGATGATTATTTATTAGATCCTTATGGTTACTTTCAAGTATTGGATGGTGTTGAAGGAGCTTCTCCTTATTACGACGAAAGAGAAGATCGTTATATAAATGCTGCAACTCCAAAAGATTATACTAATTTATTAGCTAGAAAAAGTTATGATACTCCAAAAGCATTAGCTAACTTAACTAAGGAATTAGGATCGTATTATTATACAGATGGAAGTATATTTAAAGGACCATCTGGAAACCCTCACACCGAAGGACCAGGAGGTCCTACTCTTCAAGATAAAGACAGAGAACAAATGGGTGTGTTAATAAATAATATATTAGGCGGTGGTAAATTAGGTCTAGAGTATGGTTTAGGATATTTAGCAAGAATGTTTCCTTTCGCACCTTCTGATATGAAAAAGTATTATAATGAAAGTGAAGGATGGGGAGATTATTTTAACAAACTTATGAAAGATCCAGAAAGAAGTAGAGCATGGGGATTATATGATAATACAGTTGCGCCTATAGCGGGATACGATGATCCAGAAAAATATCCAAGTATGGCAGATGTAAGTTATATACCAGGATGGTCAGATCTAATGGGGGGTAAAGAAGGAGCAGGAAGTACTCCTTATTTTGGTTATGAGGGAGGTTTTCAACCTAATAAAGATTTATATAATGAAAAAGCTTATGAAGTGCATCCAATGATGAAGTCAATAATTGTAGAAGAAGAAATAGCAAAGGCTATAGAAAACGGTGATATGCAACAAGCAGAGAAATGGCAAGAAATGTATAACCAAGGAGAGTTTCCCGCTAATATTGATTATAGTAAATTTAACAGAATGAATGTAAGAAGAAATACTTTACCTCATTTACTTGGTGCGGTTATACCTTTTGCAACGCCTGGTAAAGTTGGTAACGTTTTAAAAAAAGCACAAAAAATTCGTGGACTAGCAATGACAGCAGGAGCCCTTGAAAAAGCAGCAAGTGGTAAAGCATTAGTTGGAGCAGCTATTGCAGGCGGCGCTGAAGGTGTAGCTAATAAACAACCTTATGATCCAAATTTAGAATTAGATGATGATTTTTTTGATGTGTCTATTTATAGAAATTAAATGAGCTTACTCTCACTTATAAATAAAGGTAAAAAACTTTCTAAACTTGCTAAAGATGCAAGAGTAAAACGACCAGGTGTTGGAAGTGGTATTCCTGGTGAAGGAACAGGAAGAGGTTTAACTAAACAAGAAGTAGCTAATAATGCACAACGAAAAGCAATCCTTGATCATTTAAAACTAATTTATGATAAAGCTGCTAAAAAAGAAGGTAAAGCTATTTTACCTAATCATTGGAAAAATAAAGAATTAGATGCAATTGTAGCAAAACATCCAGACTTATTTCCTGATGGATTAACATCAGGCAGAATGCATGAAATATTACAAGGTAGTAAATCAGGAAAAGGAAAAGTTAATTGGGTTTATAATACAGTATCTAAAAAAACAAAAAAAGGTGATGAATCAGAACAATTATTAAAAACTATTCTTCCACAATATGCAGATGAATCAATTAATACTATAGATAAACAATATATAGTGGATGTTTGGAGATCACGTCCAGCAGATTTTAGAACAGGTAACTTTAATAAAGACGTTCCAGCGTTTTTAACATTTTTAAGAAAACAAGAATTTTTTAATCCTAAAAATAAAAATACTTATTTTAAATCCCAAGTTGAATATGATGATTATGTTTCAATGAGAATTAATCAACCAAAGGATGAATCTGGTAAAGTAACGATGCATTTAGCACATGACGTACCAGATTTAGTTCCAGAAGGAAGTACCAGATTTCCTGATCAAACCAATACACCTTTTTCAGGAGGTGAAGCTGGTAAAACACAATATTTAGAACCTGATGTAAATATGAAGATACAACCTGAGTTAGAGCAACAATACATTGGTGCTCTAGCCGATGAAGATTTTAGTTTAGTAAAAAAAATAGATCAAGAAATGGCAGATAAAAATATTAAGTCAACAATTGTTAATCCTAAAGAAGAACTTAGTGATACTGAATTACTTCAGTTTTTTTTAAATAGAAATAAACTTAAAAAAAAATTTGGAGTTGATTTTGAAGATTATTTATCTGAAGGAATTTATACTCCAGGAAAGTTTAGTGGTGGAGGATTAGTTAAATTACTTAATAAACTTAAATTAACAGACAAACAAAAAGAGTTAATTAAACGTACCGCGTTTAATGAAAAGAAGAAACCTGGAACAGGGCCCAAGGCCCTTCGTGAAGAACGTATTAAACAAAAAATTCGTGAGAAGTATGGGAAAGAAAAAAAATGGACATATGTAAAATCAAAAATTGAAGGTCCTAAATCTTCGTTACAAAGAAAACAAGATAAAGAGTTTTTTGATCACACAGAATTTTGGCCAGAAAAGAAAAAGAAAGCTAAAGGTGGAATAGTAAGTTTTTATGTTCGGTAAATTAAACAAATTAAAACAGGCAGCGCAGTTTGCAGAGAAAGCTAAAAAAGCCTTTCCTATGAATAGACGTAAATTCTTACAAGGCCTTGGTTCAGTAAGTCTTTCTACAGCTCTTCCTGGTGGATTAAAAGTTTTACCTAAAGCAACCGCAGCTGCTGGTAAAGCACAAGTCTATAGCCGTGCTCCATGGATTAATAGTCTTGTAACAGCATTAGAAACAACTAGGGATACAACCGTCCTTGGTAATGGTGGACGTATTACATTAATTAAAAATATACCAGATACCTATCATACAAAAAAACAATTCGTTGTTAAAACGGTAGATGGGGAAGAAGATATTCTAAATTATACAAAAAGCAAAAATGGAGATATCCACGTAGAATTTGATATCCGTGATGATTTTCACAACAACCAACATATTTCCATAGACAATAAAACAAAGAACACGGAAATAATTGATGAAAATTATTACATGACTTCACCAGACGATTTTGCTAAAGATGACCCTATCATTCATGAAGTTTTGACTTCTCAAGAAGAAATTGGTAAACGTTACGGATTAGCTAAAGGAGATACTATTGATGGAGAAATGATTGACAGGTTAGCCATTCCAGAAGATAGTAATTATTCAACTCTTTTTGAAAGGCATGCGGATACATTTTCTCCTTTTGGAGATTTGTTTAAAACAAAACAAAGTGCGGAAATATTTAAGAATAATCAAAAAACAATGCAAAAAAATAGAGAGATACGAGAAATGGATAATTGGGAGTCACAGTTTAGAGGAGGATCATTGCACGGATTTAATCTAGGTGGAGCAGTTAATAAATTAAAAACAGTTGGGTCATTAACAAAAAAATTAAATCCAACTAAACCTGTAGGAAAAATAGCAAGTGGTTTACAACAACTAGCTAAACCTAAAACAAAAGCTGCTGATGAAGTTATAGATCATGATTTAACTGATATTAGAGATGACTTGTATGTAGATACTCCTAAAGGACCTTATACTATTGCGGATCAAAGTGGAGTTAGAGTTTTAGATAAAGATTTTGAAACACTTGATGAAGCAAGAAATGCGGTAAAAGAAATGGGTGATTTAAGATTATCTGATTCTTCTACATTTCAAATATTTGGTGCACGTCCACCTAAAACTGCTGAAGGTATAAGTAGACCAGCACCTAGTGTATCATTAGCTAAAGAAGATGATGTACGTATGCCAGCTATGTTTTGGAAATCACGTGAAGAAATTGCTAATACACAACAATCTGTTATGACAGGTAAGCAATGGATTTCTTATTTAAAAAATAAAGGCGTTGGTGATGTTGAACTTAAAGATACATCACTTGGTTTTCATCTATCATCGCAACCAAATGCTAAAATTACTAAAGCACAATTATTAGATGACTTTGATGATATTGCACCTCAAATAGAAGTTAAAATGTTAGGTTTACGTGATAGTAAATCTTCCATACAAGACGCAGTTAAATTTGTAAATCAAGTTATGAAATCTCCTCCTGTTTACATGGATTTTAAAACGAGAAGAATACTTAATAGTATTAAAAAACCTTTAAGCAATATACGACAATCACAAGGTGCAACTCAAAACGATATTAATAGAGTTATAGAAACTTTAAATAAAGGATTCAAACAAGAGTTTGGAATAGATCAAATTATTGGAAAAGGGTTTGATTCTAACATAAAATTACCATTTATGGCTAAAAAAACGGCTCTAATATTTGATGATATACTTAATCAAGGTGGTATTAAATTTAAAGCTACTGGAAAACCACAACATGCTGGAGATCAAACAATGAGTGGTGGTTCTAACTACCAAGAAATGCTTTTTTCTTACAAACCTGGCCGTTATCGTCAAAATGACCCAATTTACAACCAAGGACACGATTTTGGAGGTCAAAAACCTTCTAATATGTTTGTTTGGGTGCGTTTTTCCGACAGAACGGACGAATATGGTCGAAAAATACTGTTTGTAGAGGAAATTCAGTCGGATATGCATGCAGGAGCACGTACTAAAGGTACTTATAGCAAAGGATACGCTCCAAGAGGCGATTTATATGATCCAGATACAGCAAAATTAAGACAAATACAGGACCAATTGCAAAATATTCAAGGAAAAGTGGATGATGCAGAGGGTTTAAACGTTGCAAAACTAAGAAAACAACAAGATAAATTGATTAAAGAGGCTGATAAGTTAAGTCCAGGTGGTAAAAAGTACAAAAGTAGTTCTGACATTCCAGAAGGTCCATTAGCCGATTCAAAAGACCATGGAAGGTTTATAATGCAATATTTAATGCGTGCAGCTAAAGAAAGTGGCGATTATGATGGAATAGCATTATCTACTTCTAAAATTAAAGGAGAAGAAAAATCTGGATTTTATGATAAAATTATGCTTCCTCAATTAAAGAAAATTTCTAAAAAAAGTGGTGCACCATTAACTGACACTGTTATCGTGGATGGAAGCGGAACCCCATATGATAAGATTCCTGTGTTGCTTTTAAAAGATAAAAAAGGTATAATACCTACCAAAGATATTTCTGTGTACAACAAAGGTGGAGTAGTTGGCTGATCAAAGTAAAAATAATATAGACAAAGCATTAGAAGCGTTAAATTTAGGTTTAGACATTGAGCCAGGTACTGGTGTTGATGTTGAAATGGAAAAAGAAGTAGAGTTTGATCCTTCTTTTGAAATTCAAGAAGATGGATCTGCTATAGTTCCAGAAGATATTACAGAACAAATTGCTACTGAACATAACGCAAATTTAGCTGATGTTTTATCTGAAACAGATTTAAATAGTTTATCTGGAGATTTAGTTAATTTTTACGAAAATGACAAAGATTCTCGTAAAGATTGGGAAGATACATACGTAAAAGGTTTAGACATGCTTGGATTTAAGTATGAAAATAGAACCCAACCTTTTGAAGGTGCTAGCGGTGTTGTTCATCCTTTATTAGCTGAATCTGTAACTCAATTTCAAGCACAAGCATATAAAGAATTATTACCTCCAAGTGGCCCTGTTAATTGTCAAATTATAGGTGAAGTAACGCCATTGGTTGAAGATCAAGCAGCTAGAGTTAAAGAATTTATGAATTACGAATTGATGAACGTAATGAAAGAATATGACCCCGATATGGATCAATTATTGTTTTATTTACCATTATCTGGCTCGGCTTTTAAAAAAGTTTATTATGATGGGCAATTGGAAAGAGCTGTAGCTAAATTTGTTTCCGGCGAAGATTTAGTAGTTGATTACTTTGCTACAGATATAGAAACTGCAAGCAGAATTACTCATTGTATAAAAATGAGTGGAAATGATTTACGTAAAAACCAAGTTAATGGTTTTTATAGTGATGTACCAGTTACATCAGGAGAAGTAGATCCTAATGAAGTTAGAGAAAAGATTAATGAATTAGAAGGTAACTCTCCACCTTACAGTACAGACAGCGAAGAGCATTTAATATTAGAAATGCATGTTGATTTAGATTTACCTGGATTTGAAGATTCAAGTGGAATTAAGCTTCCTTACATTGTTACTATAGATAAGTATTCTCAAACTATTTTATCTATAAGACGTAACTGGGATGAAGCTGATAAAAACAGAAACAAAAAACAATATTTTGTACACTTTAAATTCCTCCCAGGCTTAGGCTTTTACGGCTTTGGTCTAATACACATGTTAGGTGGGTTATCGCGAACAGCAACAAGTGTTTTGCGGCAGTTAATTGATGCTGGTACACTCGCTAACCTACCGGCAGGATTTAAAGCACGTGGTATGCGTATACGTGACCATGATGAACCAATCCAACCAGGAGAATTTAGAGATGTAGATGTAACAGGAGCTTCTATTAAAGAATCCCTTTTACCACTTCCTTTTAAAGAACCAAGTGCAACATTATTCCAATTATTAGGTTTTGCTGTTGATGCTG